CAATCAAGATCAGGAGAGATCTGTTTTGTTTTGTAGATACTATCAAACTTCTTCACTTGAACTTTTCGATGCAGGTTACATTGCTTCTCCGAAAGTTCAAGTGAAGAAGTTTGATAGTATCTACAAAACAAAACAGATCTCTCCTGATCTTGATTGCACCAATGTTCTAGAGACGATTGATGACACTGAAACCAAGAAGATTTTGGTTTGTGTTCGTACCACCAAGCAACTAATGAATGTTATGACATTCACTGATTTTGCTCAACAGTTGCATGATCGTGGATACTCCTATCTGCACATTACTGCCAAAACTGGTGCAGTGATTGATGGAAAGAAGGTGAATCGTGAGGTGTTCTTTGACATTTTGAATTCTTGGGGCAAAGATCCATCCAAGAAGTTTGTAGTTCTACATCGTTCTATACTTTCAGAAGGTATTTCTGTTAATAATCTTGAAACAGTCATTTTTCTCCGTAATATGGATGTGATCGAACTGACTCAAACTGTTGGTCGGGTTCTTCGCACTGCTCCAGGTAAATCCTATGGTTTGTGTGTGGTTCCTGTGTATTCTCAGGTTGGTGTTGCTACTGAACGAGCACTTCAGAATGTGATTGACACTGTATTTGAGAAAGGTGAACTTCTTGATAGTGTGGTGCGGCGATGAAACAATCTAAGAACTGGAAAGCTTACTGCAAAACTACATTTAACTCATTGCGAGCAAATGTAGAGAACTGGGGAGATCCTGATTTCTTTCGTCCCATCACTCGTTTGTATTACATTGGAGTCTTTGATTGTGCTCAAGTCAATCATCTTGGATTGATAAGTGAGCAGGCAAAGGATAATCCAAAAGAACGAACTCATGACCATTGTTTATCCCCACAATTTATCGGTCGAATGATTATGGATCATCCAGATAAGTATCTGTCAGATTATGATGTATTTGAGAATCTGTTCTGGTTATCTTGCTCCACAATTACTGTCACCAAAAGGGAAAACAAGGAACTAAGTATGCTCACTGAAAATAATGGAATTGACTACAAAGTTCATGTTCCAACCAACCTTAAATATCAACATCTGGGCATCAAATTGTATCAAAAGAATGGTGCAAGATGGAATGATGCTGTAGAGTATGATACTAACATTATTCCTGCACCATCTGATCTTCTTGAATACGAAAAGAACTTTCTTGTATGAACATTCACGAACACAACTCAAAGATTCTGGAATCAAAACCTATTGAGATGGGATTTACTGTCGGAAAAAATGCAGAATATGCTGCAATTCCTATGATGGGAAGTGATACTCAACTGATGATTATTCATCAGGGAAAACAGATCAAAAAGTGCCGCAATCGTAAATCTGCATTGAAGTTTATTGAGAATCATCGTAAAGGTAAATCTGTCGCACAACTTCCTATTAACTGAAACTGTAGCTCCTAAAGTGTCCCTGTAGTATGAAGAACACCCACATTTCCCACCCTGAAGATATGGTGCTGACTGGAGATCTTTCAGTTCTTGACTGGTTCTCTGAGAAAGAGAGTCTTATCAGCATCAAAATGGATGGTGCTCCAGCATTAGTTTGGGGCACCAATCCTGCAAATGGTAAATTTTGTGTTGGCACAAAAAGCATTTTTAATAAAATCAAAATCAAAATCAATCATTCTCATGAAGAAATTGATAAGAACCATGAAGGTAAAGTAGCACGAATTCTTCATGCTGCTTTTGATTGTCTTCCTCGCACAAATCTTATCCTTCAAGGTGATTTTATTGGATTTTCCGGTTCTGATACTTATCGTCCCAACACGATTACTTACATCTTCCCTGAGATAATCTCTGAGGATATTATCATCTGCCCTCATACAATCTATGGGGGTGGTGATGATCTTCGGAATGTATCTGCATCACCATTGACTACCAAACTCCTGAGCACTGATCGGTGTTTGTTTGTGCAACCTGAAGTTGAATTGCATCCTTATCGTGAAGATTTGGAAGATGTTTGTAAGTTTGCCAAGCAAATGTCTACTCTATGTGAGTTTGCAGATGCAAAGAAAGCAACAAAAATCAAAAAAGCAATCAATGACTGTATTCGCAATGAGAATGTCGTGGATGAAAATGAAATTGCAGAAAAAACAGATTGTGATGTCAACTTGATCAGGCTGTGGAGACTTGTTGCATCTATCAAGGAAGATCTATTCAATTTCATTGAAGAAGAAGATGACATTTGTTGCATGATTGGTAATGCTCCAACTTTGCACGAAGGTTATGTCATCACCAATCAATATGGCATGTTTAAGGTTATTGATAGGCATGAGTTTAGTCGAGCAAACTTTACCATGGAAAAAAGTTGGTGATTGAAACTGTAGCTTGTAAAGTGTCCCTGTAGTGTAAGAACCGATTGAAATGACTTCTGCTTTTCTCACTAAAGACTTCGGAGATTATTGTGCTCAGAAAGATGCACAGAATACCATTCAACTAAATGTCACAAAATGGACATTTATGTTGTGTGATGCTCTCCGTCAGAACTTTATCAAGTACAGTATCAAACAGCACGAAAGATCTCTTTTTCGTGATCTTGATAATGTTGCTTATCATGAAGCATGTATCGAAGATCTGAAGAATGGTAAGTGTGGTTATGACTTTACTTTTGAGTCTGGTCGTAAGTATCACAAGGTGATTATGACTGCTCATGGTTCACGATCTGTTCACTGCTTCATTGATAAGAAGACGGGACAAGTTTACAAGTCTGCCAGTTGGAAATCTCCTGCCAAAGGTGTTCGTTATGATCTGCGATTGATTGCTGATCGTGAATGGTTGCTGGAAAATGCCGACTGGAGTGGAGAATACTTATATTGTTATTGACTTTGTTGAATGGATAGGTTATTATTTTACTAAATAAAATAAATGCCTGCCCATTATGACTTCTCCATATCTTAAGCGTATGCAAAAACTGCGCGAAGCATTTGGAAACAAATGTGCTTCGTGTGGTGCAACTGAAAACCTACATTTTGACCACATTGATCCATCAACTAAAATAAATGCCGTTGGAAATTTAGCAACCTGTAGTGGATTTGATAAATGTTATCAAGAGGCACTTAAATGTCAGTTATTGTGCAAATCTTGCCATAAGAAAAAATCTATTGAAAACCATGATTACACTAGTACTGCCAAAAATCACAGATTGACATTTAAGGATGGAACTATTCTTGAAGTTTATTCATTAGATACTTGGGCATATGAAAATCATTATAGTGCCTCACATCTTCGTGCTGTTAGGCGTGGCGACCGTAAATCTCACAAAGGTATAATAAAAGTCGAAACCTTTGCTTGATGTATTCACAAACTTAAATTTTTCCAACAATGACTGTTGATTTTACAACCTCCAATCTTTCAAAAATAAAACCCAAACTTCGCACTTCTGGTGCTATTTCACAACCACGAAGAAAAGCGGGTTCACCATTGAATGAAATTGGAATGACCACCAAAGAGAACATTAGGTGTGCAACACAAGATGAGTATCTAAATCGTTTGTATTATGCCTTTGATAATACTGACGATCTGAAACTTCAACGATTCCTTTACTCTGAAATTCGTAAGATTCACATTCAAAGAGGTACTTGGTGATGGCAACTTTTGAAGCAATTATTAAAACTGTTCCACACGGAAGTGACTTTAAGGTTACAACCGAAGCAGGAAGTATTACTACAGCAAAGCAACAAATTGTAAAACTTTATGATCCGATTTACATTCACAATCTTCGTGAAGTAGGTTCTGGATTCACATTCACTGGAGGAGATCTAGGTGGAATGTTGATGCTCGGTGCTGTTTTATTTGTAATCTGGTTGTTTGTCGAATACTTTTGGATTATGACACCATTGACAGTCATAATTTTAATTGCATGGATCTACAAAAAGTTTTCTGAATGACAACAACACATAAACTGATTTTTATTAGTTCTTTCTTTATCTTCATGAATTGGGGAGTTCGTTTATGTCAACTGTTTTTTACTCAGGATATGGTTATTCTAAGAAGCTCTGTCAGAATGTTACCACTTGGTTTCTGAATGAGTTCTTTCCACGACATAAGATTACCGTTGAAATTGTTCATCGTGGATTGAAAAGAGAGCAGGTTGTGGGTTATTGTGACACACTTGATGGTGGTTATCGACCTCGACACTTTTTGATTGAACTTGATACTTACATGGATAAAGAGTTGTATGTAAAAACTCTTTTGCATGAGTTGGTTCATCTCGCTCAATGGATAAGAGGTGATCTCAAGTTAAAGAATGGAAAAATGTGTTATTGTCAAGAACCCGTGGAAAATTATGATTATGAAGATCAACCTCATGAAATTGAAGCACGAGAGCAAGAAGAATTACTTTATCAGAAGTATGTAACTGTAGCTTGTAAAGTGTTCCAGTAGTGTAAGCACCAATCAAATGAAAACTTTCCAGGTTCGATTATTACGAATGGACAATCCCGATAAACTTAAGTTTATCACAGTCGAAGAATGTATCGACATGGATGATTGTATTGACCACATTCATTCCACTGAAAAAGAGTTTATTATTGATGCAATCAAGGAGGTTCGATGAAACTTGAAACTCAACTTCTCAGTCTTTCTGAACGACTGAAAGATGCAGTGAATGTGACTTACACTGCACCACAAGATAAAGATCAAGGTTATCCTTATGCTACTGGTTATGCTAAATCTGCAATGCAGGGTGTAATTGAAGATTTGGAGCGAATGATGCAACAAATCAATGAATCTCAAACCATCGACTTCTGAGCATGAATTATTCTGTTGAGATTGACTGGAAAGATGGTACTACTACCATCAAGAAAGTGAAGATGAGAAAGTGCAAACATCAAAGCACGATTCTCAAACAAATGGATAA